ACTGTTAACTGCCCTGATTTCCTAGCCTCTTTTGCCAGTGATGCGTATTGAGCTAAAACTTCCGCAGTAAATTGTCTGCGGTCAATATCAAAGTCTTGCTTCAAAATCTCTCTGGCATCTTGCATATAACTATCAACTGTCCTTGAAGATACACCCCATTCAGTCGAAGCAAATCGAACTATCTCTGATCTAACAGTACCAACAGACAAAAGACTAGCTACTTTGTTCACTCTGAACTCATGCTCATTCTTGCTAGTTCTGCCGTTAGCCACTATAAAATTATGGTTTTTATTATTCTAAATGTAGCGTCAATCGTTAGTTTTTGTCGATTTTTGATTATTGCCAGTGTTGAAAAGTTTGTAATTTTGATAATTTTTCTAGTTTTTTACTATACTCTTCCCAGTTTTCTTTTGAAGATGTAGGAATATTGCCATCATAATAAAGATAAACAAAATCATCATTTTCTTTGGTGTGATTATTCCAGCTATAAAATCTTTTTTGTGTGATAGTTAGTTTTCTAATTCTTGCATTTTTAGGAACATCTTCATATTTTGCGTGTTTTTTATTATCCCAGCCTAAGGGTTTGTATTGCCTGTTAAGTAAAATCCAACCACCAATCTGGTCATTTACTTTTGTTAAACAATAAGGTAGTAGTTGATGTCGTACTTGACTCATGGTTTTTGTTTTTGTTTTGCTTGATTTTCCCAACTTGTTTTGAGAAATATTAGTTCATCAATCCTTTTTCTTAGAGCATTGATGCGGTCATTGTTAAAGCTGTCAAAGTCTTTGTTTTTCATAATTATGGCCTATAAAACTCACCGTAAAGCTGTCTGCCTTTAATATCTCTAGCTTCAATGGCTTTTTCCAATGTAGGAAAAGAACCTAGTGAGTGACTTTTGTTTTTTTGACTTATACAGACATGGTAAGGGTTGAGTGGGTGATTAGCATAAAATGTAATTGATTTATGACCAGATGTATTATTAGATCCAATTTTTCTATTACTACTATTTTGTTGTGGTGTTGCTTGTCTTAAATTATGAAAAGCATTATTACCTGTATTACCATCTTTATGGTCTACTTCGTATGGGTACGGATCTTTTGTAGTAACTAACAACCAAGCAAGCCTGTGTGCAGCATAACTTCTTTTGTTGATAGTTATATACCTATAACCTTTTGCATTTGTCCTACCAGCAATAGAGCCAGCTTTTTTATTTGACTTTTTTACTTTCCAAGTAAAGACACCAGTAATGATGTCGTAGTTTAAAAGTTCTTTTATTAAATCAAATGGTGGAAGTTTTTTTGCTCTACAAAACATTTTTTTTGTCATTTTAAAAAACCTTTTGAGTATGAATTTTTCTGTTAGGAAATTTTATTAAATCTAATTTTTTACATTTACCATTCATTTTTACTGTTTTCAAAGCTTTATTTGTAGCTTCAACAGAATTTTCTATGAATCTTTTTTCTTCTTCTAGTTCTTTCTTTAAGCTAGTTATTGATCTTGTAAGACCATACAAAATGTGTTCATCATTTTTTTCATGCTCTCTTATGTGTTTTAGCCCTTCTTCTAATCTTTGAATTTTTTGTTTTTCTGTTGTTTTTTTATATTCTTGATTATATAAATCAATAAAACTTTCTACATTCCATAGATCAGAGGGCATTTTTATTGTGTAGTCAATAGATCCATTGTTTCTCATATAACTACGAACAATACCAACACCTCCTACTTTGTTGTACAAGTGTATAGGTTGTGGAACATTATTTTGTTTATCACCTGTTAGCCAAAAGTGATGCAAATAGAAACCACCTTTTTTTTCAACAATTTTTTGTACTGCCATATTCCTATCCCAAGGAATTACATAAGCTTTAGAAATACAAATCCATGTTCTGTTGTGCCTCTGGCTAGTTTCCCAACCTTTCCAAGCAACAAGCTTACCTCTGAGGTCTGCAAGTGTTTTTCTCATTCTTCTTCCTCTTCATATTTTTTTCTAAAATTTTGATTTCTTTCTAAATCAATACCAAAATCTTTAATTTCCTGTAAAGAAATAAGATTATTAAGTACAAACCTATCATCAATAAAAATTAAAAAATTATTAAGCAAACGATTAAGGATTTGTATTTGACAAATGCACCAAACATAAACAATTTTCAAATTATGTGGTAATTCTGATTCAGCAATCAATTCAGCTTTATAATTCATTGATTCATAAAGTTTAATATTGCTTAAAAAAATAAAATTGTAAATTTTTCTCATTACTTATTACCTCTCTTAGCCCATCTTTTTCTTGCCGCATTACCAAGTTTTTCACTGTAACCAGCATCAATAATTGCTTGTTTAGTTTTTTCTGGGTAATACATATATCTTTGGAAATAATGATCTCCTGTGACATAGTGTATTCCTTTTTGAAGAATACCTATTTTTCTAAATCTAGCTATGGTCATATCAGCAATACCAATTTTTTTTGCTGTTTCCATGCCGTTGTATAAACCTTTTTCTGCAAAATGTTCTTTAGTTCTCATGTTTATGTATTTTGAATAATCAGTTGGAACATATTGAACAGGTTTTATTAAGTTGTTAAATTCTTTCATCACTTCATTATTGCGTCTTGAGTTGTAAGAAAGTTTACCTTTCCATTGACCAGAATTAAGTTCTTGAAGAAATTTATATCTTTGTTGTATTTTATAATGTGTGAATTTGTAAGGATATGCTAGTCTCTCATTAATAAAACCTTCAAGAGCAATTTTTAAATATTTTATTTTTATATCAAACCATCTATCAATATCAGATTTTTTCCAATAACAATAATCTATGCCGCACCATTTATTTCTTTCAACTCTTCGTGTAGGTTGTGGCAACCAATTTTTTTGGACTTGTTTAGCAATGTAATTAATATCATATCCTGTAAGTTCAGCCAAATCAAAAGCAGAATATTCATCACTTTTAGTCAAACTATGTGGGTCAAACTTTATTGAACCAGTAATATCATATTCTTTTTTAAGAATCTGTCTGATGTATTCTCTGCTGAGATTAAATTTGTCACCAATTTTTTGTAGTGCAAAACCTTCATTTCTCATGCGTAAGATAATTTCATTTCTTACCTGTTTTAATTCTGGTGTAACTGTGTACTGATTTTTCATAGTGATTTCATTTGAAAGTTTGCTAGTTGGTCTTTAACTTTTTGTATTTCTGGAGTGCAGTTGATAAGTTTTGTATTACCGTTTTTGTTGTTTTGTTGTATGACTTTATTCATGAGCTTTGTAGTTTTAGCCCAGCCTTCTTTTCTCATGTTATGGATCTCTCTAACAACATCAATGTCAATATCTACGCCAACAAAGTTTCTGATTACTCCTTCATCAGTTCTGTAGCCTTTACAGATAAGTTGACCATCAATATCGTATTTGCCGTTAGCTGCGGAGCAGTAGCATATTAGAGCTAAATCCTGACCAGTAAACCGCTTTCCTGAATCGTCCATGTCGTAATCAGGCAAGTGTTGGTTTATAAGTCCATCAGAATTGTGAATTATTCCAGAATCGTTACAGGCATAGCACTCATAATGTGGTGCTTTAAATGTGACCTCCCTGTCGATAGGTCGCCTTTTATAGCTTTTCATGGGGTGTTAAAAAGGGGTGTTTAGTTTGGGTTTTCCTAATGTACTGGGTTTTTTAGATAGTGTCAACAGATATTGTTCATATTGACCTTTACTGATCCAACGGTGTGCATCAGGAAACATTGGAGTAAACTTATCCGCTTTAAGTGACTTTGTTCTGGCTCTTATATCGGCCTCAAGGCATTGTTTAAGCTTGTCCCTTGTCTTTGCATCTAATTTCATAAATTCATTGTATGCTGGCTTTTTCGATAGGGATATTGTTCTCATGTCTTTTGGTATTTCCAGATAAGTTTTCCAAAAAGGTTCAAAGCTTTTATTTTTATAGTTATTTGTTTTAGTTATCTTTGTTTTAGTTAGGGTCGTTCTCAACGACTGGGGGGGTCGCTGTGGCGTACTGGGGGGGTAGTTCTCAACGACTGG